CCGCTTCCGCCTCTACCCGTGCTGCGGCAGGTTTCCCAGCCATGCCGTAAATCCCGACCAGACGGGCCGCGAGGCCGAACACGATAGCCTCATGCCATTCCTGCGGCAGGTCGAAATCGTTGGCGCCGGCATCCACATCCATGACGATGCGGCGATAGGTGAACCGCAGAGAGCCAGCGACGACATCGGGTGCGGGCCACACGTAGAGCCTGCCACCGGACCTCTGACGCTCGTAGTACCATTGGGTCGGATAGCCCTGCACGGCCTTGTTCGGCAGAGCCATGTATTCATCCCGGCTGAGCCGGATCATGGGCAGGTCGGTGACGGTGCGCCGAATGCGCATGTCGTCGGTAATGTCGAACGGAATGGTGGTGAAGTCGCCCCCGGGGCCGAAGGCATAGACCTCCTGCCCCTGCACCAGCGCAAGCGTCCCCTCCTCCAGCGTCCAGATCATCACGCCATCGGCCTGCCACGCTTTGAACATGCGGTTCATCGCGCGCAGGCCCTTGTTCAGGTCAACCGCCTGTAGAGGCTCCTCGTCCTCCGCGATGCCCAGTTCTCCCATCGCGTCGATGATGAGCTGCTGCGCCGTTTCGCTGAAATCGGTGGAATTGGAAACCGCCATGTTACAGGTCCTCCGGCGCTACATCGCCCGGCCCGATGAAAACAGGCTCCGGTTCCGGACGCGGGTCGTGCAGAGCCTGAAAGTCCGGAACGCCGCGCACGAAATCCTGCGGATGTCGTTTCTCGAAGCAGTCGGAGCACACCTTGAGACCGGTCCACTCCTTGCGCAGCGCCGACAGTTTGCGCTCGAAACCGCATCTGTCGCATATGCCCTTCGCATGCGGCGGACAGGACATCAGTAGATTCCGACGATGGCCGTAGCGGTAGTGTTGGTAGCCATCACGCGGCGCGGGCGAACCGGCAGGAGCGACCCGGCCAGAACGCCGGCGAAGGTGACGACATTGCCGTCATAGTCCTCAAGGGCAATGTTACCGTCACCGCCGACATAGACAGCGCGCAGGTCCAGACCCAGCACCGTGCTGTCGGAAGGCGTGATCGCCTTCCAGATGCGCCCCGGCGCGGTATCGTTGGAAGAGAGAACGGGCATCTCGCCTACCCCTGGAGTGCATCGATGATGGCGTTCACCTTCGCCTGAAGGTCAGCGAAGTTGTTTTCGATGGCGGCGATTGCCGCGTTGACCGAAGTCAGGGAGGCAGCCGAGGTGTCGGTGCTGGCCGCCGTGGCATCGGCAACGGCAGTCATGGTGTTGTTGGCGGTCGCGCCGGTGATCGTGCCGCCGAGGGGCACAAGTGCCTCGACAGCGGCGGAAGAGATCGGGCCGTCAAACGCATCGGCCTTGACGGTTCCGGGGAAATAGGTGGGAGTTCTGGCCATTTGAGACCCTTTCCAGTGAAATGAGAAAACCGGCCCGCACCGGAGCGCGGGCCGTTCTGGGATCAGGCGCCGGGCGAGCCGAACACGGCGCGCCAGTCGGACCAGCCGAAGGCGTAGCGCTCGGTGGCCTTGTGCTTGAAGTTCCCGGTCTCGAAGTCGCCATCCTTCTCGAGCGCCAGAGGGCGCCGATTGAGGCCCTTGAGCCCGTCCGGCGCGTCGGTCTTGACGAACCAGGCATCCGGATCGGTCAGGAACGACCAGGCCAGCACGCCATCAGGCAGCATGCCACTGGCGCGCAGCGCGTTGATGGCGTTGTTGGCCGTATCGTTCTGGAGCATGGACTTGAGAATGCGAGTTGCGTTGAACTCGTTCTGCGGCGCCACGATCAGCTTGCGGCCCTGGAGCGCGATGCGCAGCCCGCGGGCGTCGGTGGCGAGCCTGATCTGGATCAGGATGTCCTCCAGCGAAGCCTCCGAAAGATCGGCGGCCACCGCCAGAAGATTCGACTGCGTACCGCTGGCGGTCGGGTGATTGTTCGCCACCAGCGCCACGCCGTCGCCCCCCACCTGGCCGGACCCGGCAAAGGCCCGGTTGATGACGTTCGCCGCCACCGTCTCCTTGGTGTGCCGCATGGAACGGCGCAGGGCGCGCACGCGCTTTTCCGCCTGGGCCTTGTACTGGTTGTCCTCCACCGCCTCCTGCGTGACGATGAAGCCGAGCCCATAGGTCACGTTGGTGTAGCGGGTGACATAACCGTTGACGGTCGTGTCGTAGGAGATCGACCCTCCCTCCGACTTGACCGGCGCAAGACCGAAGCCGGAAAGCTCCTGGTCCTCCTCGTAAGCCTTGTCGGACGTGCCCATGTCGAACACGGAGGTGTGCCCCTCGGGCTGGTCCTTGTACATGTTGCCCCAGATGGCCTGAAGTCCCGGCCACAGGAGCTTGGGATGAGTCCCGGTATTGATAACACCCATTGGTAAGCTCCTTTAGGCGATGCCCAGCGCAGGAATGGCCTGCGTGTGCATGTTGATGATGACTTCCACCTTGGCGTGGGTCAGGGTCGTGTCGTTGTCGAGACGATTGACGGCGCGGAGGATGAGAAGCTGGTTGGAGGCGTCGGCGGCGGGAGCGTCGGACGTGGTGTCCAGCTCAACGCCGGACCAGCCGGAGGTGGTGTTACCATCATGCGTGTAGATCAGGTTCGCATTGAGCCCGATGTCCGCCGCAGGAATGGCGCCGTCCGCCTGAATCTCGAACACGATGTCGGGATCGTCGCACACCAGCGCAACGCGCTCCGTCGATGCCGGATTGTAGTTGGGGTTCAGGTTCCCCGGCAGTGCCGAGAAGCCGACGATGACGCCGGTGATCAGGTTGCCATCGCCCGCCGCAGCCTTGTTGATGGCCGGAAGGGTGCCGATGGCGAATTCGCCATATCCGGGCACCTTGACGGCGGCCGTGTTGGAGCCGGACGACACCTTGATCACCGGGTCACCGATGAAGAGGGCCGTACCGTAGCCGGCGGGAATGTAGTAGGGCTGAGCGGCCCCGTTATAGGGCGCGCCGCTCTTGTGCCGTACGGGACGAAGCCCGAACGGAGAATCGATGTTCGCCATGATGGGAACTCCAGTGATGTTGAGGGAGGCCGCTCCCTGGCGAACGCCTGGGGTTAGCGGCTGATGCTGTTGGTGCCGGGCGTATAGGCGATGTCGCCAGCCAGTTCCGGCTCCTTGTGATGGGCGCCGCGTCGGATCGACTGGTCGATCTCGTCAAGCGGACGCCGCTTTTCCTTCTGGTCTTCCTCGTACCATTCCTTCCGCTTGCGCATCAGGACGGCGTTGATCGAGCGGCCGGAGTCCACACCCACATGCTGGGTCGGGATACTGCCGGCGGAGGGAACGATGGTGGGGTCTTCCACCCGATCCCAATCGTTGTCGTGCATCTGCTGCACGCGGCCCGGAACATCGTTGACCCACCGATATTCATAGGCGGGATCGAGCTTGTCCTTGTCCACGTAGAGCTTGAGCCCCGAGATGACCGTGGAGCCACGCTTCTTCCTGCGCTCCCGGCGTTCGGTTTCGGCTCGATTGGGCCGCTGTGCGGCCTGCTGGTTCGGATGCATGGTCCGCTTCCTTCTCATGAGTTGTAGACGCGCGCCCAGTCCTCGACGCTCTTGTAGACCCCGGCGGCAACGTCCTTCTTTGCCTGATCCTTGGCTTCCTGAGGGAGCTTGTCGAAGAGAGGTGTCCTCGTGGCAGTCGGCTTCGGTTCGCCGCCGCCATCGACGGGCGCATGGCCATTCGCGTCCGTCTTGTTCTTGAAGGCCGTGGGGAATTGCTTGCGCATGGCCTCGTCGGTCAGGCGCAGGTTCTCCTCCATGGTGATGTTGGGATTGTCCCGAAGAAAGCCCTGCGAGACATAGTTCGCATAGCCCGTCATCACGGCGTCCTTGCCGTACCAGGCGTTTTCCTTCATCCACGCGTCCTGCGCCTGCTGCGCCTTTGCCTGGATATCCTCGGGCGCTTCCATTTCACCCGGCGCATTGGCCTGGTGGTCGGTGATCTGCTTGTCCAGCCGGCGGAACTCGTTCACATCGCCTTTCTGGACAGCCGCCTCGCGCTGGACCTGCAATTCGGCCAGTTCACGCGCGTGCTGTGCCTTGAGGGCCTTGATCGAGGCCTCGGTGGTTTTGCTCAGGCGGGTGAAGCGGTCCTCATAGTCCTTGTCGCGCTTCGCCAGTTCTTCCTTGAGCCTGCGGTTCTCCCGCTGCACGAAAGGCAGGACGGTTTCGCCGCGCTCCACGAATTCCTGCGCGGAGAGAAACCTCGGCGGCTTCTTGTCGCCCTTGAACTCCGCTTCGGGAACCCAGCCCATATCGCGGGCTTCGGCTTCCCAATCGCGTTCAGGGACAGGGGCGGCCTGTTCCTGCTGCTGTTCGGGCAATGAAAAACCCGCCTGTTCGGGCGGGGTTGGGATAGGCTCGACTGCCGCGGAAGGCGCGGCTATTTGGTCGTTCATTTCAGTCCTTTCCTTCGCTGCTCCCGATGCGCCCTAAAGAGCGGATCGTTTCTCTCGTTCCGGCGGCGGAGCGTGGCGGAGGAAAATACTCTCCCGAACACGTCAAGACGCCAGAACTTCCGGTCCACCTGAATCGCCAGCCTTGGCACACCCCGATAGGCGAACGGGCCGCCGTTCCACGCCGGAACAGGCCTCCCCTTGAAGATGACCAGTTTCACGGCTTAATCCTCGATTGTCGCCACAACGTCCTTGTCGTTGATCAGGAGGTATTCCTGACCGTCCTTGGGCCCTTTCATCCGCACGCCGGCATACTTGGCGAAGATCACGCGCTGTCCGGCTCTGGGCTTCTTGCCCGCCCACTCGTCTTCCGTGGCGTAGGTGAAGGCGAGGTGGGAAATATCCACGATGGTGCCTTCGATGGCGCCGAACTTCTCAGCGTCCTTGGTTGCATCGGGGAGGATGATGCTGCCGATCTTCTCCTCGGCGGGCTTGGGTGCGATCAGCACCTTGTATTCCGTGGGCACGATGCCCGTGTCATTGGTCATTTGGTTCCTCTGACTTCACGTCCTCGTAACTCACCTCGGCAACCTCAAGAAACCCGCTAAAGAGCCCCTTCAGGTATGCCGCTTGGGCCTGCTGGTGCGCCCATTGGTTGGGCTCCGATGTCAGGTTGGCCAAGAGGTGCTGCTGCACTTGGGATAGCCCCTCCTGCGCCCTCTGGCGGAAGTGCCCCAGCACCAGCAGGGTCAAGGGCTGCTCCAGCCATGTCTGGAATTCCTCCGGGTCCAAGTCCGGCATTGGCCTGCTGCTCCGCGTTGATTTCCGCCATAAGGGTTTCCAGCACAAGGCGGTAGAAGGCGGTCTGCGTGCCCGCTTCCTCGCCCTCGGCCTGTGCAATGGACTTCATGCCATCGGCCAGCTTCTTCTTGACCTCCGCCACCTTGTCCTGGAGCTCCAGGTCCCGCATGGCCTCCATGAATGCCAACTCGCCCGGATCGGGCTGTGGCGGCGGAACGATCAGTTCCTCAACGTCCTCGATGTCCGCCGCCTCCAGCATGCGCCGCGTGGCGACCTCGGGGTTAATGAACGGGTTGTTCTGGCTGGTCTCGTAAACGAACTGCGCCTTGGCGAGCTTCTGCATCTTGGTCACCGACTGAGGGTCGGAGATCGGCAGGATGTCCATGTCCCTGGTGTTGAAATCCGCCTGCGGATCAACCTGAGCATCGAAGAACGTCGCATATTGCTCGGGAGACAGGTTCGCCTCGTTCAGCCGTGCGTAGATGGCCAACTCGTGTTTTACCGCGCGGTGGATGCGCTTGTAGATCGAGGTGAAGACCTGAAGGCCCTGCTCGATCAGCGCCAGCGTGGCCGTCGCCGTCTGGTTCGGCCGCTGCTCGCCGGTCAGCACGTCCTTGACCGCCGCAACCTCCTTGCCCATGTCGATCATGAGGCCGAGAAGCTGGAAGAGAACCGTGCTGGGCTCCCCATAGTTGATGGGCAGAACAGCCTGGCTGAGCGGAATGCCGCCGGTATCCACCACGCGCCACTCGCCCCGCTCCAAGCGGATGCTCTTTTCTTTCTTGCCCAGCAGCGCCGACACGAGCCCGCCCTGCATATTCGCCATGTGGCCAGCGTCGAGAAGCTGGTTCAGGGTAGAGTTGATGGTCTCGTTAGTGGATGACAGCAGCCATCCGAACCCGAGCCCGTAGAATCCTCCCTGAGGGTCAGGCAGGAACTGGTAATGCACGAAGAAGTCTCGGCGCCGTATGGACGCCACCCGGCGATCCGGCGCCAGCGCAATGTTCTCCTGGTCGAAATTGGCGACGATGCGAACGACCGTCTGGCTGTCCTTGTGCACCGTGACGATATAGGGCTCGGGATAGCCGTCCTCGTCCAGGTCCAGCAATCTGTGCTGCTCCAGGAACAGATGCGGCGCGCTGTCGTCCTGCTCTCCATCGTCCTTGCCGTCCCTGGATAGCGCGCCGGCCGGCATGGCCTGATAGTCGAAGTCCCTGAACCGTCCGTCGCGAATCCGCTCCTCGATCTCGTAGGGATAGAGGCGCAAACGCTCGGTGATGCGCGGCACAGTCAGCAACGACGAGGCGCAGGCATTGACCACGAGGTTTTCGGCCGTCACCAGCCTGGAGACGTTGCGCCCCAGCGCCGGATCGTACCAGACCTTGCGGAACACGCATCCCACGATGGGCAGCATCACGAGGATGCGGTCGGTGTCTTCCTCCCATTCCGACATTTCGTGCAGGAGCTGGTCCGACATGAACTCGGAGACGCGATCCGCCCGCGCCGCTTTCTCTCCTGTTTCGTCCCTGCCGCGCACCTTGCACTTGACCACCCGGTCGGGCGCGACAATGGCCGGATAGGCGCGCGCATTGAACTGGAGCGCGGCTGTGGTCAGCAGCGGAAACTTGACGTTGGCGCTGTTCTCGAACGGATAGTCCTTCCGTTCGGAAACCAGCATCGCCAGTTTCATGGCCTCCTTGTTTTTATCGAGCCATTCCTTCCGACTGGCCTCGTCAATGTCATAGTCCGTGCAGACCTTGGCCGCGATTTCCTCAAGTTGGTTGGGGACCTGCGCCATCGCCTCGGCAATGTTGGACATCTGCATGATGGCGAACAGAATCTGCTCGCCCGTTGCCATCGACGCCTCGACAGAAACATCTTCCGGCTCTTCGATCAGGATTTCGTCTGCCATCTAGTACCCTGTCGTTCCGGAGCGATAGCGCTCGCTGTCGCGATATTCGTCGTAGTCATCCTGCGGCTCGGTATGGGCGAACCGCTTCATCATCAGAGCGTACCTGGCGGCGCTGATCGTATCGTCGCGCTCCTTGACCACCTTGCCATCCTTGCGGTGATACAGGCGCCTTTCCTCCAGAAACTCGACGCAGTTGGAGAACACCTTGAAGCGCCCGGTCTGCATCCGGTCCAGCATCTCCATAAGGCCTGCCTCCACGCCGTTCGATCCGTCCACGAATGTGGCGCGCTCCGGCAACATGCGCAGCCCTTGCTCCCGGTACTGCGTGGCCAGGTTCGGCCCTGCCGCCGTGTCGTTGTTGCCGTCATGCGGCCAAGCCCAGGGCAGCCAGTCACCCCATGCCCTAACCGCTGCGGCATGGATAACCGGCGGAGCCTCGCGCTTGCGGTAGGTGGCCGTGAGGTAGACCACATCGTTGTCGCGATCCCACGCCAACCTCGCCGCAGCAGTCGGATGATCCCATCCGAAGTCGATCCCGCAAATCTGGACCCAATAGGAGGGGATCGCGAATGGCTGGACTACAATGTCTTCCTCAAGCACCGGGAAGATCAGCCCGGAGCCGAGTGAGGGAATGCCCTTGGTCCGCGCCTCCCGCTCGTGAGCAGGGTAGCTGGCGATGATCTTGGCGCGCTCCTCGGGGCTGTAGTGCTCCGCGTCGTCAATGGTCATCGTAACCGTGGTGCGGTCCTCGCTATCCTCCAGCAGATACCGGGCCACCACGCTGGACATGCCTTTCAGCGGCGTAAACGTGACCGCAATGGATCCCTGCGTTGCATTGGTTCGCGTGATGCCCTCGTAATAGACGTCCTCGGGCGGCTCCTCATCGAACCATACGAAATGGACCGTAGAGGCCTGCCATTTGCCCCGGCCCTGCTCATAGGCCTTGAAATAGACCGTCGAGAGCCCTCCCGAAACATGACGGACGGTGACGCTATCCAGGCTGTTGGCAACGCCCATCCGCCGCGTCCGACTGACGATGCAGCGCGCCGGGATGAAGCCGGTGCCCCAATTCTCCTCCTGGTCCGGCGGCCCGACAAGGAGGCGCTGCACACCATCCCTGGTGAGTTCATAGCTCTCCGAGCCGGCCAGCATTACGATTGGCTCATCGAACCGCAGGCCATCCCACCAATCAGGATACTCCCCGGTGAGGTGCATTGCGGCCTCGGCGGCGCCGGCCAGGGTCTTGCCGAGCTGGTTACCGGCCATGAACAGGCGCTCGCGATACAGAGCGCCCTTGGCATGGAACTCGCGCTGCTTGGCGTAGGGCCGATACGACCTGAGGCGGTTAGTGCGTAGTCTGTTCGCCCTCTCCCTCTCCATCCTCTCTAGAAGCGTTGATAGCTGAGCGGAGGAAAGCGATGCCGGCATCGAGTTCATCATCGGTGAAATCGTCCAGCTTCTTGGTCACATCGGCGGTCATGGTCAGCGGCTTGCCCCAGCCGCGATCCAGAATTTCCTTGGCCGCCGACACACGAACTCGCGGGTCGTCGTCGTCCATGCCTTCGACCAGAACGTCGAGAGCTTTGTCTGTGTGCTCCCTGGCCTTTGCCGCGATGCCTTTCGGACGGCCGCCAGGGTTTCCCGATCTGCCCGGCTTGAACTGAGTATCTTCTTTGGGCATTCCTGCTCGGCTCCTGTTTTCAGGATGCGCTTTTTAACTCGCCCCCCCCCGGATTCAGACTTCCTCGGGCGGACGTGGATCGGCAGCGAGCCGAGCGTCGGCACCCAGCGCACATAGTCCGGATCGTTGAGCAGCCGGGCCGGAGAGACCCACATGCCAACCAGCGTGCCGAGCCCGAGAGATGTGAGGGTGGCAGGGTTAGAACGTCTGGCTCAGATTGGTCGCGTTGAACCAGTTTGTGCCGTCGCAAACCACCGGCACGTTGGCCGGGATCGTGCCTCGTGCCCCCGTATTGAAGCACATGTTGCCAGCGGCCTTGTTGATGCCAGTGGCCCCGATATCGAGGGAGAGAGATGGTGCTTTCGGGTTGACCACTGCCGAGGTCAGGCAAACCACTGGAACAGCGGTTCCCGCAAAGGTGCAGCCACGCTCATGCAGGGTGACAACCGTGCCAGAGTTCTCCGCACGAACCACGCCGTTGGGCAAGTTCTCGAAGTATGCTCCGTCAAGGATCACTTTGCAGCTTGTCCGGGCGTTCACCACGTTGGACGCGGATGCGCCCTTGTATCGCCCGCCGCGCACAGTCACCGTATTTAGCGATCCGTCAACACGTACCAGGGCGTTGAAGTTCTCCGCTTCGCACCCATCGAAGATGAGATTTTCAATGGTCGCGCCCGAAGGGATGTTGAGAACCCGAAGTGCCGTTCCGGCCCGCCAAGTGCAATTGCGGAAGATCAGACTTCGGACTGTTACGCCTGACACCAAGCTGGCAAAATAAGCTGTCGTCGCCGCCCAAGTGGCAGTATCGAACTGCACCCCGTCCACAATGATCTCGTCGTGCTGCCCTGCGTTGATCCGCAGACAATTGTAGCTGTCGGCGTCTGGAGCGTAGAAGCGAGGCGCGTCAAGAAGCAAGCTGCGCAAACTGGCGCTGACACCAAAGACCTGAGAAGCCCCAGCGTTGAATGAGCCGCCGCGCACAGTCACATCCCGAATGCGCTTTGTGGAGCCAGAGGCACCGGAAGCGAAGTCTTCCCCAGGGCGGATTTGGAAGGCGGGGACATTCGTGCCGCGACCACAGAAGGTGCCGCCTTCGATTACCACACTTTCGGAGATATAAGTGTCATCGGCATAGATGACGCCCGCTCCTGATCCCGCACCATTCGTTGTGGCGACGGGGCCATCAAAGGTGAGCCCGCGAATGTTCCCTTTGCACGGCATATAAGCGATGTATGCTGCTGGCTCTAGCGCCTGTGAGGTAACGCAGTCTTCGGTGCCCGCGCCTGTTGCATAAGCCTCAACCGCGCGGCACGGACCATAGACCTTGAGGGTATCGCTGTTCGCTGTGCCAAGGCCAATTGCGTCAACACGCAGATTTGCAGCGCCAGCTACCATGCAGGTGTATTTATAGACCTCAGACCCGCGAACGACTGCCTCACTATCTGCGACAAACGCCAAGATGGCCGCATGTCGGTCATAGCCAGAGGGGGCAGAAGGGTTGTTGTCGTAGTCATAGAAAAGCTCGACATCGACTTTCAAATTGCGATGACACCGCTTGGCAGTGATCGTGCCCGTTGGCGCCGCAGTGGGTAGAAAGGGCAGCGCCACCGTAACTGTGTCGGCATCTGTAACGGCGACCACTTGCAGAATGTCCCACCAGTCAGCCTCGTTGGCTCCCTGCACAACGATCCAGTCTCCGACGATCAGGTCGTGCGCGGTCCAAGTGACGGCTGCCATCTTTCCAGCAGTCCAGCCGACTGTGACGGGAGACCAATCAGCATCAAGGGCCTTCGTCCCAAGCATGAGCTTGTTGCTCGCCGGGGCCAAGCGAAGCCTGTTGCCGACCCCGTTCCGCAACACTTCGTTGTCGCCTACCCACAAAGTGTCGTTGATGTAGATATCTCCCGTGCCTTGCAATTCACCGCCACCAGCATCGATGAACGCTTGAATGCGCGTAACATTCGATGCAGCGGCAGATACATCGTTGACAGCAGGCGACAGAACTTTAAGCGCACCCATCAGATGGCTCCATAAAGACGGACGCCCTCGGCGTCATAAACGGGGTTACCCTCAAAGTCTGAGAGCCATGCAAAACCAGCGGGCGGCACCCCCCCGCCCCCTCCCCTACCCGCCTGGAAAGGCAGGGCGAGGCCAATGCCTAGCGCCAATGGTGCCATGCTCGGGTCTCCGGGTTGGAATGGGAAAGCGCCGCTTGTGAGGGCGGGGGCTTGGCATTGCTTATGGCTCTCTACGATGAGGATTGAGGCGGCGCTGGCCAGCTTTACCCGCGACCGGCACGTCTATCGCCAATCCCGTGGGACCGCCTCAAACTCAGGAATCGAAAAGGCCGCTCTCGGCGGCCTTCTCAGAATTCAGCGCGCAAAAACCATGCTGCTATCTGCGCGGGATAGCTGGGTCGGGCCGGCGACGAACGCAAATCAGAACACCCGATCATCCAATAATCTACTTAGGCTGCTTCGCGTGGACCGTCAACCAGTTCCAAGTTATCCACATCGGTGAACTCCACCGGCATCTCGTGCCCCTCAGATAGAAGAACCCCCTTCACGGTCCCTTTCTTGGTGATCGCTTCGATGCGGGCTAACACGCGCTCGGCACCCGTCATCGGCGCAGTAACATACTTTCCGGGCTGCATGCCAGAGAGTTTGGCACTCCTGCTGGCATTCTCGACGGACTGGCGACCCTTGGAGCTCCGGCGTAGTTCCCGCCGAAGCGCGCGCACTTCCGGACTCTCGTACCGCATGGCCCGCTGAGCCCGAATGATCGCCACCACGTCAGGCTGAGACATCGCAAAGGGGTGCCCGTCGACATAGAGCACTCCCTTCACGCCTTGGCATTGCCGCAGCACGTACCAGTTGACCGGACCCTTGAACCGCAGGAACAGATACCCGACCAAGGCCGGCCGGCGCTTGAGGATCGGCTTTCCCGTTCGGTGATGGTAACGGATGCACCCCACCCTGGGAATATGGACCCCAAAGCCGCGACGGCGCATTTCCCGAGCCGCCTTTCGCTCGCAGTTCGGGTTGGTTTGGATGATGTACCAGTGCTCTGCCATTCTGGTGCTTTCTTGCTTGGGGAGGTTAGGCCGGGACGAACCCGTACATTTGGCCGAGAACGGAAAGGCTGCTCCGCATCGCGGTCACGCGAGCCTCGGCGTCCTCGAAAGAATAGGCCCAAACCTCTGTACCGTAGGCGCCATCCGGCATCTGGTATTCGAGCGCGAACAGATAGAGTGGCCGACCGTATTCATCCTTCCGAATGCAATCAGCATCAGGCTGCTCTTTCGCATTCCGGCGCTGGCTAAGGTCTATTATCTCGGACATCTATTCCCTGCTCTTTCCTGCAAAACATCTCCCCCGTCATCGGGTCGTAGCCGCACCACCACTTGCCCGCATGCTTCACGTCGCCCGTCTCCAGAGCCCTCCGCAGGTTGACACCGATCCCAAATGCCGCCGGAGCGCCACAGACCTCGCAGTCATGGGCAAAGACGCGATGCCCCGGACTGCTCTCCACCGACCGCACCGGCATCATCGGCCCCTCCCCTGGCTTGCCGGCTTCCGCCGGTCCAGATCGTCAAAGGCCGCGTCAAGCTCTAGAGCCAGCGTCTTGCTGTCGATCCAGCCCGCCTTGTATTCGGCTCGGGCCTCGCGCAGACGCTGGATGAAGTTCCGCCTCGCCCCTCCAGACTTTCCGGCCTGGGCTATGCGCTGGCGGTGTTCGGAGGAGTAGGTCATGCGGCAACCCTCGCCATTTCCCGGTCGTCAGGTTTCAGCAGATGCTCCGGCACCAGGCATCCGGCCTGTCCCGGTGCCGGCCCGTAGGTCAGCAGCCATTCCCGACGCTGGCGGCTGTGGTCCAGCACGACCTGCCACTTGCTGTCCGGCCACGAGCGCAGGGCTGCGAGCGGATCGTGCCTGGGCTCGCTGGCAATCTTCCGGTTGCCGTCCGCGCTCTCTCGGATGATCGGCACATACCAGTTCCACGAACGGAGGTCTGGCTTGGGCTTGGCACGAATGGCCGGAAGTATTTCGACCTCCAGGTCGTACCCCGCCTGGATGAGCGCGATGATCTGCCCCGGATGGACAAGAGCCGGATTTGGATTGCCACAGATACCCGCCGCATCCAGCAATCGATCCAGCAAATCGCGCGG